CCCGTTTTGTTTTTTTTTTTTTTTTTTAATTTTTATTTATTACTTATCTACTACTATCTTCAGGCATAATACATAAAATCGCTCTCTTTATCTGCCCATTGTTGCCATGTCATAGTACCATGGGGAGGCCTATGCGAATCGCGATCAAAATGGTTTCTACGCAGTAATGTTTTTCTAGATGGAAATACTCCCTTTATTTGCCGTATACCAACTTTATAATAATATTTCCGATCCTCGTCTACCCATTCCTGCAAACGATCCTGCAGCTCCCCTTCATTTTTGAACAACAACAATGATTTATTATACGTAAGCTTATACATATAGAGCAGCGTGTCATATGTTATAGGCTCCACTCCCAATGAATCATACGCCAAACCTATTAGGCGCGCCATATTCTTACAGAATAAATCTTTATTATCTTTAGGTATCGCCATACGCCATTTATACTGCACAAATGGCCTCCAAGGTACTATCTTAGCCACTTCTGGATCTGACAAATGAATGTTAAAATTTTCAGCTAATATCCACGACCTTTTTAAATAGCTCGGTCCCTGATACACCACATCCATTACTTGACTATTTTGAACACGCAAATATGTAACTAACGAATAATATTTATTGCGCGTTTTAAAGACCATATGATAAACTTGGGACACATACTCACAGAACCGATCTATACCTATTAACGCATCCAAATTTCGCGGATACGCATACACGAAATCATCTCCTGTTATAAGCATAACTAACCTCCGAGCCGCCAATGCTGCCCATATTGACTTTCTATCTTTAGCATTCGATACTCTCATCTTATAAAAAACAAATGTCAAAAACATCATCACTCCTACTATCCATGAATCTCCGTGAGATGTCTCTAAACTCCCTGAAGGCATCACTCCTAATAGAAAAACAAAATCTTTCAACCAACGCACACACTTTCCCGCCAATTGTTCTGCACACCCTTCTAGCAAATATTGATACATACGATACATATGCGTGTCTTCTTTTATTATCCATAATGAACCCATCATCATATACAACATCAGCATCATAGAGTTGATACTCAAATCTAATGACTCCACATCCCCATCTGAAATCATCATAGTACCATCCTTCGACTTCAAATACGTTTTGTTAATCGTCTGAGCATCATTATACCCTAATTCTATCTCATCGTATGAGTCCATTTCATCTCCGAAAAGCTGCAAATACTTCAGATAAGCTCCTCCATCTGTCCACTTAGCCCCAATATCTATATGAACAGTGCTATTCCTAGCATGTTTGGCACTCACTGTCCCATCCAACCTTAATTCATAACTATCTGGGGCGTAAGTACGCTCTTGATGCCTAGTTTTAAACAATACATGCAATCCAGAGTCCCCACTCATGAAAAACAACCTCACTTTCTTATAAATCTTCTCAACCATATCATCACTAATATCTCCCAGATCTATTCCAGATAATCTTTGCTGTTTTACTGATAATGATATAATATGTCGTATCAAATCTTTCTCAAGTGG